CCGTTTGTTTGTAAAAACTGTCCCATCTAAATACCTTTAAGTAAAACTATACGTTGAGATGAATCATCATCAACTTCCCAGTTATAGTTTATATTTACAAAATCTTTCATTACGTTATCAATAATTTCTTTTATAAAAACCCAAGCACTTGATTGTAAAACTAATCCAGATAATGACATTTCATTATCTTCTAGTTCACTTACTTGTTTTTCAACAAGTTTACAAATGCCTACGTTGCCTTCTCTATCTTCTACCTTAAACTCTGAGTTTGAAATTTGTGCTAAGACGTTACCGTTGTGGCACGCCTTAGCACTTTCAATTTTAACAGAAACAACCAAGTCTTTTAGGTTTTTTAAAAAATCCCAAAATACATTAATTGGTGGTTCCATCCTCAGTTATCCTTAAGCGTCGTCAGTGAAGTCTGTATCATCTGTACCAGTTAATGTGTTATCATCACCAGCCTCTTCAACTTCTGCTGCACCATCGGAAGTAGATGTACTAAAGTTCCACGGCACTGACAAACCGTCATATGCATTAGAACCAGTTCCACTTGGTTTTACCAATGTTGCTTTCTTTCCAGAAATTTTGCTTACGCCATAAGTTTCACCGTCGTCCATTTTAAAAGAAATTGACATTTCGCCTGCTGATAATGCTGCTGGCAAAATACCTGTTTTCAATTCACAAGTAAACAAACCTGCTGTTTCAATTTCTTCACAGACAAATTTCTTTGAGCCTTTCTGTTTAACAATATAACCTTCTTTAACTGCTGTGTCGTTATGAAAGTTAACTTTGATTTCATTTCCAGAAGCAGTAGGACCTACGCCTTCCTTTCCGAAAAATCTTTTATTAAGTGGTCTTCCCATTTGTTTTCTCCTATATAAGTAGTCCAATCCGGGTTCTATCCGGTACGCTGTGGGTTAAACAGCATAAGTCCGCCACAATATGCGGCTCGCTATCTGACACAAGTATTTATCCTTTGCTCAGTAAAGCCATTAGTTCAACCTTGCTAATGGTGTTTAACAGTGCATTAATTTTGTCTATTTCGCCTTGAGCTTTTTCTATGTACAGTTCTTTTTTGGATTGTTTGTATTTGATAAGATAATCCATATAATGTTTCATATGGATATCGATTGAATCTTGTATACGTCTTACATCATGGCTAAACATAGGAAAACGTTTACGCCACTTTTGTAATTGTTCTCTTAACTTGTCAAAATCTTCATGACTTTTTATTTCAAGCATACTAATATTTAACACTCAAAATGCAGTTTTGTCAAGTCATAAAAAAAGGGCGACATAAAGCCGCCCTTTTAAACACTCTAAAGTGTAATTTATTGCTTACGCAAATCTTAGGTTTGCTGATGTAACAGCAACTTTGCCTAAGTAGTCAGCAGCATTACCAAGAGATGATGCAGTGTTTGTTAACTCTACATAACCATATCTTGTCATGAAACTTACTACTGGCTCAAAAGTACCTGGATCAAGTACAACACCGCTTGACATTAAAGGAATGTATGGGCAGTAGAACGCTGCTGCGTCTGATTCACTTGAACCTTTGTAACCAATGATTACATCGTCTGATGTAGCATAACCATTAACGTAAACTTTCATTGCACTGTTTAAAGTTCCTACAAACTTAGTGTTTGTTGGTGCTTCAAAAGTACCTTCAGTTGTACGAGCAAACGCAGAAGTAGTTGCAGATTGTAACAATGTTAAAACTGTTGGTGAAACAACAGCCCAGTTACCTGCGCCTCTTCTTGTACGCTGTGCAATCAAGTTTGCAACTCTGTTGATTTGAACAGCAAGTGCTGCGTGTTCATCACCAACGAAAGTAGCAGTACCAGATACTGCACCTTGGTCGTATGTTAATGCGGCTGTACCAGCCAATGTTGATAAAGAAGTAATCACTTCCTGATCGATCTCAGCAGTAATTTCTTGCGCTAACGCAGCCATTACTTCTGCTTCGATATCGATCCCTTGCTGTGCTTGTGCATCCTGAGCAGCCTCAAAAGTCCAGCGAGCTGATAACTTACGAGTTTTTGCTTCTACAGTTTGCTTCAAGATTTGAATTGACAGTCTGTTTCCTGCTTCACCTTCTAAAGATGCAGTAGAACCAGCCTTGATGTCATCACTTCCTGAATAACCTTCAGCAATTTTGAAAGGTGATAATGCTTCTTCACCTGCTGTAGCACCAGTTCCAGACGCTGAAGTAAAGTTATCTGCATAACGTACTCTTAATGTATGGATCTGACCTACTGGTCCAGTCATTGGTTGAACACCAACTAATTCATTTGCGATGACAGTTGGCATTACACGTCTGATAACTGGTAAAATGACGCGATTTAATGTTGCGACGTTGCCGGCAGAAGTTGCACCTGCTGTAGCACTCTCTGACAAATACTTACGGGTATTTTCCAGAGTCGTTGCCATAACAGTACGCTTATTACCTTGAAGACCTTCTAAAAGGGCGTCTTTGGTTTCTGACCAGCGTGACTCTAATAGTTGTGACATTATTTGTTCTCCTTAAACTTTTAGTCCCGCAAGCCTGCGGATGTCAAAAATCTCAGCGGTTTTTTGCTCTGATCCGCCGATTGCTTGTGCCTGTGTTTTATCGCCTGTTACTTCTTTGCCTTCTGTCAGCGCCACCTTTTCTTTCTTTGGTACATTTCCTTCCATTACGGCTGAAATATACTTGTCAAAGGTTGCGTGTAATTTATCTGTCTGCACAGATTCTAAAAGTTCGCTCATAACTTCCTGCTTATCTTTAGAAAGAGGTGACATCAATTCTGACATTACTTCTTTTCTTTCTGCAGAGTCATGCATACGAGCGATTTCAGTCTCTTTGCTTTCAACCAACTTCTCGGCGTCAGCCGCTTTGGCTTCTGCTTCTTTAACTGCTTCTTCTTTTTGTTTTACAACTTTAAGAAGTTTTGCTGTTTCAGATTTTTCATTAAGATGGCTAGTTGCATATTCGCTTGCAAAACTTTCAAAAATTCTGCGACCAAAATCATTCTTGCGTGCAGCCTCGATATCTTCTTTCAATTGAGTCATTTCAGAACGCAGTCCTTTTGAAACTGTTTCCTGAATTGCTTCAGATGCTTTATTAATAAACTCTTTCTTAACAGCCTCAAACTTAGCCTTGCTATCTCTAACAAGTTTAACTTTTGTTTCTGCAAGATCCTTTTTATCAGCATGGAATTCTGCGATTTCTTTCGCCAATGAATTCACAATAAAAGATTCCAACTTGGCAACATTGCCTGCTACATTCTTACGATCTTCACGAAGTTCACCTAGTTCCTTTTTCAAGTTGTTAAGAACGAACGATTCCATTGCTTCAGAATCTTTTTTCATTTTCTTAGCGTACTTGGCTCTAGCCTCAATAAGTCCTTGACGGTCTTCAGCAAATTCAGATAATTCAGCAGTAATTCTGTCTGAAAGCATCTTATCTACTGCTTCAACCATCGCAGTTTTATCGTGCTCATACTTCTGTGCAAATTCTTCACGTAATTGTGTAGAGATTGTGTCACGGTTTTCTTGAACAGCAGTTTCCCAAGCGGATTCAATCTCCGACTTAGTTTCCTCGGAAATCACATTGTTTTCAAACAATTGTTTAACAAAGTCTAGCATGTGATATTCTCCTTAAGATTTAAGACCTTGAATTAAATTTTTCAAGCTCTCTGCTATATAACGTTGTGCCTGTATGTCGCCTTGGACTTCTTTTGCTACTTTAAATGCCTCGTAACCACCTTTATTATTCATAAGGTGTTCATAAACTGGTGTTGGATAGGCGCCTGGTGCACTTGGTTGTGCAACCACATCCACTGTGATAATTTCGAAACCTCCAACATTACCACTTGGATCAACTTCGCCTGAACCGCGACTAGAAACTCCTAATTTAACTCCCGACTCCAACATAGTCGAAACTAATTGACCCATTGGAGTTGGAAGCATTTTAAGTTTTCCGTAGCCGTTAGGACCGTCCATCCACATTTTTGTAATCATGTGTGATACACGGTCGAGGTTGATGCGTAAATCTTGAGGATGATCAACTTCACCTAGCACTGAATACCCCCCAGAAATCTGTTCATTGAGCGTCTTGACAGCCCTATCAATTTCTTTCGAAGAATAAACACGTTGATTGGCATTACGAATGTCACCTTGGATACAAATACCACTTAGGTGTAACGTTTTGCCATTCTCGCCTTCATCACGTTCAACGACGATTTTAGCCTGATCGAAGCTCAGATGTTCTTGTAGGTTAGTTTTCAACCTTGTTCTCCCCTATTATCTACGACCACGGAAAATTGATTGCTTGTTATCAGCGTTCTCAGCAGCGCCTTTCTTCTCAGCACCATGTCCTTTTTCGTTTGACATTTTTGTAGCACCTTTTGCGCCTGGAACGTTTACGTTTCCTGCATTATCTTCTTTAGGTGTAATATCTGCTAAGCCACCGTCATTTTTACCTGACTCTTCGCCACCTTTTACGATGTTAGCACTTGTTCCACCCATATCATTT